AAAAGATGCAACTTCTTTGCGAATTACTGCATATGAAGTCCCAACGGTAATTGATAAAGATTATCCATACCTGGTAGTTTGATACTGCGATGTGCCACTTGTACTGGTGGCACACTAAATGAGCACAGACCCCTAAATCTGGTATAGTAGTTTCATGGTTGAGGAAGACCCGATGACTTACGTTCCACACATTCCACATAACATTCCTTACCTACTGGTTCCTGAGAATCGAGTGAAACTTGTTTCTGATTGGTATAGCAGGAAACAAGATCATCCAATGAACTTTCCTGTTTATGCTTATTGGATTCAAAAATGTGAAAATGACGGAACTGATTACTGATTGATGACTACTCAAACACTACTGGATAAAGTTCTGATGACTGAAGAATTGCTCAACGAAAAGCAACTCACCGCACTGCGTGATATGCTTTATGTGTACAAAGATCTTCAAAAGGAAGTTCACAACTATCCCCCCGAAGATACTTTGTTTACTAAAACTCAGTTCGAGATCTTCAACATTTTTGATATCAAATGACTTTTTCTGAAATACTTATCTCTGATGGTTATGTCTTTGATGATGAGGATTATGATGGTTGCTATGTGAAACAAGACTCAAAAGGTCTTATTCATTGCTATCAAGAAGGTGAAGATGAGGGTACTTGGAACTATGTCAAGTTCTCATCTTTGTTTAGTGTTATAGAAGAATATACAATCTTTCCTGATAAGAACTCTCTCCCTATTTCTGCAGAATGACTTCAATCTCTTTTACGTCTGGTGAGTTGCTAGACATTATCTCTGCTCTTGAAGAGAAAGAAAATGTTCTTTATGATGCAGATGATAAACATCTTGCTGCATACTATATGAACCTTGGAAATCAATTCCAACGAGTTTATGATAAGTTACAAGATTTTGTGCCTGAGAATCGAGTTGCTAATCTTGTTCTTATTGCTAACTAAGGATGAGACCAAGGTTGAGATGTGCCACTAATCCTTGTGGCACATTACACTCCCCAAACCCCCGCTGGGGGTGCTACAATTACGAAGTAATCAAGGTTAAACACCAAATGACTGCAACTCAAGTGGAACTCAAGACTGAAACTCAAGATTTCATTGCTGAACTTGTTGAGAACTCTTACTGTGAAGAAGACATCTATGACTTCATCGAAGAACAAGGTGAAGATAATCTTGTAAACTACTATGAAGAGTATTGTGAGTTTGGCGAATCACATTCTTATGATGCTGTAGATGCTTTTGTTGCTGAGTTTGGTATTGATAGCATTGCTGGTTTTGAAGATGCTTATCGTGGTGAGTATTCTTCCAAAGCAGACTATGCAGAAAACTATGTGACTGATTGTTATACCACTGATCTTCCTGGTTTTGTGGAAGTTGATTGGGAAGCAACTTTCGACAATATGGATTGTGTCTATGTTGATGGATTTGTGTTCGACACACAAGAACATAATCTTACTATGTGGTGATGAAATTGCATCTTAATCAACAAGCACTTGATTTGATTCTCTATTGCTTGGAACAGCAAGCAAGTGAGTTCAACGAGAAAGAAAAGAAGGATTATGAACACATCCTTCATTCTATTGAGATTGCACAAGAGTCCATTAACTACGATTTCTGATGAAACTTCAATCCAAACACGGTTCGATGGTTGTGGATTTTTATCCCATCAAAACCCCTATGGGTAATGTATCTGATGAGTGGTTTCTGAAAGTATTGTCCTTTCAGGGTGAAACTCAATCCAAAGAGTTTCTCAATCGAATTGAGATGAATCTTGAGATTCAAGAATATCTTAGTCTCAATGTTCCTTATGAAGTTGTAGACTTCAATACGATTCCTCAACTTGCTAATCCTTTTGTTGAAGTTTGATGGTTACTCTTGTAATTGGTGGAGTTATTTTCTCCACCTTCTTGACACTTTTTTACCTTGAAGATAGAGATGGGGGTGGTGTTTATGATCCAGACCCATCTGCATCTTATCGACACAAAAAATCAAACAAATGCGAATTGCATTTCTGATTGCTACACTCGCACTCGGCCTTCGCGTTGGTTTGATTGCACATGCAACGACCAATGAGTATCAAGAACAACAGGCAGAATTGTTCTGCCAAGCAAACACTAACTACTGCAACTCAAAATGATTGTCTACGGAATCTTTGCCCGTCTTGATGATTACGAACCAGAAGAACTTTATGGTTTGTTTCATAAAGAAGAGGACGCAAATCGTCGCGCAGAAGAGATGAAACAAGAATACAACGAAGAGTATAAAGACTCCCAGTATTCTGATGTTCAAGTTCATCAACTCAAAGTTCAGTAAAACTAATGATTTCCCTTCCTAATCCTACAAGCAAAATGACACTGACTCAAGACCAACTTTACAAACTCACTCAACTCTATGCAGAGCGAGTTGTTGATAACATGGACATGCGCGATTTGTGTGCATTTGCCTATGAAAGGATTGTTGATAATATGATTGACTATAATGAGAGTGAATTGATGGAAGAATTGTCGTACCATTATGATGAAGAAGTATTGAATGATCTGCTTGAAAGTGTAACAAATGATGATCAAGCATAACAATAGTGGGCCCTGTAAAGTGTCCTAGTAGTATGATGACCTACACTTCACCACTCACATCTAAAGTCTACGAAATCGTTGAGACTTCACACACACGCAATGCCTGGGATTTGCAAGGCAATCTGACTCCTTATGTTCAATCTGTCTTTGACATTTACTATGAAGGTCAGAAAGTTCAGTTTGCATTAAGTGCTGAAGGTGTTGCTGATAGTGTAGCACACCTTGAGAATCCTGGTCCTGATATTTCATCTCGCTTCGATTGATGTCATCCAAAAGATTAACATTCAAGTCACCTGACAAAGTGAGAACAATTACTGTCATCTTCATCGTTGCAATGATTCTATCACCTGGAGTTCGTAACATCACTGCGAACACATTGCACACTGTTGCTGATATTATCTCACCAGTCAATAACTGAAACTGGGCCCCTGAGATTGTCCCTATAGTATGAACAACTCAATTTATTACGCACATCACGGAAATGATGCGGAAGAGTCTAATGATGTGACAGTTGATCAACTGTCCACGACCCCTTGACTTTTGCTCAAATTCATTCTATCATACATGTATGAAAAATCAAACCACAACTCAATTCCCCACAATGCAATCTAAGGATGGCACAATGCTGGTAGGTTTCTATCCTGTCGAAACATCATTTGGTGACATTTCAGAAGAATGGTGTTTGCAAGTGTTATCCTGGAAAGGTGTTGATCAGATCAGCAAAAAGTATCTGAATCGTGTAGAGAAAGCAATCGCAATTCGTGATCGTCTTGCATATGATTATGTGATCACTGGAGATAACATCAACTCTCCCCAACTTGGTAATCCTTTCTATGGTGCAGTTTGATATGAACAATCAAATCATGATTGAAAACAAATTGAATAATATTGCTAGAGTACTTAAGAAAGCAATTTATGAATCAGAGATGGCAATAGGTGATAAAGAAAAGGGTTATCCTTATGCTTCTGGATATGCCAGAGGTGCTCTCAAAATGGTCCTGGAAGACATCAAAGACCTGCAAGGTAGGATGAATGTAGATGATGAGATCAAATCCTTTATGACAGGTGCGATGATGTTTGACATGCACCAAGGAGAAAATTGATGACTTCACTTCTTTCTATTCTTATTCCTGGTGCCCTTGCAATCGTTGTTCCTTTTTTGATTGCAAAGTTGCTCAAGATTAAACTCTTTACCGATACTAACTCTTACGATTCTGGATTCACTGATGGTTTCATTATTGGAGAAAATGATGACTAAAACTGTGATCTGATTATGAAATACACCAATACAGTTCGTATCATTGATCGTCTCAATCTGTTTCCTGAAACAAGAGGAAAAGCACGATACATTTCAGTGAAGACTTATGCTCATGCTGAAGAAATCATTCAAGAACAAAATCAACTTGGCAACATCGCAACACTCATTAACTGGTGAAATCTCATGATCACAACATCATTTTATAATGGCAATTCATTCTCCAAGTTTGATGCTTACTATGAAGATGTAGAGCACGATGATGTCATGAATGCTGATGATTATGAACGCAAAGACTATCATCGCAATCAATGGAATGAAGCACAATTCGATCGTCAGTATTGGTAATTCTAAATGATTTCCCTTTCAAATTCTTTCTCCAAAATGGAACTCACTCAAGACCAATACGATAAACTGCTTGCCAACTTCATTGAGCAGATTGTTGATGGTATGGACCTCGATAGTTTGGTACAATTTGCAAGTGAAACGATTGAACAAAATCTGCGTGAAACTTGCTCTGCTCCTGATGAGTTAATTGAAGAGATTTCAAAGTTTTATGATGATGAGTTTGTGAATGATCTGCTCGAAAGTGTAACATCTGAATCTCCCTAACACAAACTGGGCCCCTGAGATTGTCCCTATAGTATGAACATCAACGACCTCTACGATTCTCTCAAACTCTCTGAGAATCTTGCTGAAGAAAACTATCAACAACGCAATGGAGTTGTTGATTATTGCCTTGATGGAGTTTGCAATCACTACTTTCCTCTTTATGTTGAGGGCAATCCTTCATTCAAGAATGGTGAAATCTGCCTGACGACCAAACTTTCTAAGACTGTAAAAGGGCAGTTTCGTTATACTTACTCTATCAATGGTAAGCGTATCGCAAAGAAACTAATTGTCTCTGAGTTTCTCCTTCTTGGCGCATTTGCCTGAGAATTAAAGTTAGTCACCTTGTATCAAAGAAGGCAACTATTCCATTGCCCTGGTTTGATTTTTACTGTTCACCATTGATTATCACTGAAATGTCATTCCCTTATCTTTCCATCAATACCAGCACTCTTGGTGGTCATTCTTCTATCTTTATCAACGTCAGTGCTGATAATGAAGACACCTGGATTAACAACATTTTCCATAACTCACGCTACGGAATCTTCTCTCTTTCTGATGGCAAGTTAGAACTGATTTCAAAAGGATTGAATACAACTAAGTTCCGCAAGTGTAAGTGTAATGATCAACAAACTGCACTGACAAAGATTGCACAATGGATGGAGAAGTTCTGATGACAAAAACATTCAAAAAGTTCATCTGGGTTGACTCTAACTCAAACCAAATCAAGGTTATTCTTGCAAGGTCCAGAATACCAAGCAACGAAACAAAACTTCGTCAATCTTGCTGGTTACAATTACTCTCACTCTATCACTCTTAACTGATGTTCACTATCCGCTACTTTACTCCTTATCAACAAGAATGGAGGACTCAATCATTCTCTACACTTGATGAAGCAAATCGTATGGTTGATTTCTATCGCTCTTGTGGATCTCCTGCTGAATTAGTACAGTGAACTACCAAGAACAAATTAACATTTTCATTGCCGAAACTCTTGAGAAAGTTCAACATCTAAATCCTGAACGTTATGCCACTTGGTATAGCAAACTGTATGCTCCTCATGGTGATATTAAAAACTGGAATGTAAAGACGCTTCATACACTCGAACAACTCATTATTGATTATGCCAACTGATTGAAACAATGATTACTCTTCCCACTGTTAATCTTCCGTTCATTGTCAACATTGAGAAAAAACATTCTTCAGAAGGTAGATTTGCACTGTACTTTTATAGTCGAAAGATTATACACAAGAACAAGGTAAGGTATAAGTTTGAACCTCTAAGATTTGATGGAGAACTAGCACGATTCAAGTCAAGAAAGGATGCAAGAGATTATGCAAGGTACAGATTAGCGATTGATTGATGATAATCAAGGACCCTTTACATAGGGTCCCCCCCTTTTTTTATGCTTACTGATAAAACCAATAGCAACCTTTCCAAGTATATTTGTGTGGGTGCTTGAGTGACTTATCGCACCCACTAGCAGACCCTAACTCTCTTCCTGCTGCTCTTACACTTGGGAATGCATATTTGACTTTATTTGTTACTTTATCGACGCCATAGATTGCATAACTTTTGCTCTTATCTTCTAACTTGATCATTCTATGCCCTTTGTATTTCCAACCGTGTTTAATGTAGCGAGAAAGATTGTGAGTTGCTATACCTAATGCTTCAGCACATTCAGTCATACTATCATAGAAAGTTTCCTCTAAAGTATCAACATTTATCGTCTTAATTTTAACACGACTATGCTTACCGTCACCTCTTACAGTAAAGCCAACTCCCCTATTTCTCATTGATTGTTTTATATTTTCAATGTGTTCTGGTGATTTCTCAACTTCAGTCATTGTGGCACTTATCTTATCTTTTATTTCTTCGCTTATTCTATACTGACTGCCAGATTCATCAGTTTGATTATAACCGTCATCGTATGAATTGTATTTACTTATCCAGTAAGTTTCTCTTTCATTAAGTATATCAATCGAGCACTCTTCTATCACTCTTATCTTAAACTTATCTGCTCCATATTTGCGAAGAGATCTGTATAGTGGAGTGTCTCTCATTCTCTTTGCTTCGTATAAATGTTCTTGCCATCTTTTGTTCAGGTCTTTTATAGTTTGACCTATGTAATATCTGCCTGTTTCTTTATTGTAAATGGCATAGATTATTCCTTGATTCATTGCTAATAAGACGCTCTAGATCTATGTATAAACAGCAGATTTTACACTGGTAGATTGCTATATCAAATGGAGAAAAAGTTTATGTGCAAATAAACATAAGTGAGTGAAAGATTTGTTCTCAATAAGTATAGTTTGTTGAGAATGATTGAGTGATTTTAATGAGTGATTTTAATGAGTGATTTTAATGAGTGATTTTAATGAGTGATTTTAATGAGTGATTTTAATGAGTGATTTTAATGAGTGATTTTAATGTCTCTGGGAGTTGATATCTTTGGCGTCATTATATCAGCATTCCCCCCAAATGTCAAGACCCCCCACTGTTACAAAACCCTCACAGATCCCTCATAAAATCCCCTCAGAGGCGCATAAATACTCTCCAGGTACTTGACACCTATTCACAGGCATTTTATAATACTCCCATACACATCAGGAGCGTACTTATGTCTATTGCTTATCAGTCAGCTCAGAGGGTTAGGTATAGGATTACGTTGGATCTTGAAGTCTTTTCTGATATGAACCCACACCAGATTGATTGGGAGAACCTCTTCAAACTGGAACCAGCTGAGAGTGTTGAGGCATATGTGGAGGATCTTAGCCGTCCTGATAGTTGGTAATTTGGTGTATAAATAAACTCATAAGATCAAACAATTGAAGACAGAATCACAGCACAATTCTATACCCAGAAGCAGCAACAGACGGTTCACCCGATGAGTATAAGACTTCACCAGTGGATTATAAGAATTCCCTGCTCTTTCCGTCAGAGAATGTTACAATCTTATGAGTTTGATTGTTTATATTATCCAGGCGAACAGGGTTTAACATCAATTTTCCCAATGTGCCGAATGCCCAATGAACAATAGCATGAGTGTTTAAGTTATATCGAAGACATTACAAATCCGAAAAAGCAGTGGTCTTTTCGGAGGTTTTTTGCTGCCTAGGTATAATTCATGATATGTTTACGTAACTCATACTGGGCCCCTGAGATTGTCCCTATAGTATGAGAAATGCACAAATGACTGCCACTTATCAAACCAACGCTCTGGACATTTCCTATAACGGTTGGGCAAATTATGAGACCTGGAATGTTGCTCTCTGGATTCAAAATGATGAGAGTTTGTATCACCTTGCTATGGAGTGTGGTGATTATGAAACCTTCTGTGATTGTGTCGGTTCTGATGCAGTAACTGGTGATGAGGTTAAGTATGCTGACCCCAAAGTGAATGTGATTCAGATTAACTCTGACGTGTTCGATATCTAGTCTTAAGTAACACTCACTCATTCACTCTTAACTAACACTTCTCATCATGAAAACCTCCACTAAGTATACCATCAAACTCAACGATGAAGAGATGACTATGCTCCGTGATCTTGTGCGAATTGGTATGCGTTCAAAGTATTATCAGGACTTTGTGAGTAAAGAATGCGACGACATTGATGCAGAAGATCATCAGATGAATGTCACTCTTGCTGTTACTCAATTCGTCAACCTTTGCTCACCTAGTCCAATCGAAAGTGTGATGGATAATTACATCTTCGAAGGTGTAGAGTAAGGTATACAAAGGGGAATGAGATGCTGCCCCTATAAAGACACTCACCACACACACAGTTTCTAACAACAAACAACACAACATGTCTAAGTCTGTGATGCTTTCTCTGCTCGCACAAGGTAACACCGGCAATGAGCTTCTGTCCATTCTGGATACACTCGTTGCTGATAGTGTTTCGGAGCAGACTGATGATCAAGTAGAGGAGATTGCGTACTGAATGTAATGCTTACAGGTGCTGCGGTGATTGACACTGTAGCACCTTTATGTTATGATTGGTGATGACAGTGATTCGGCAGTGTTTTGCCGCCGATTGTTTATATTGTCGGCGCGGCGTTACGGTTATAAAAAACCAAAACTACCCTAACCTACAGAGGTGACAAATCGACCTCTAGATATCACTCTCATAAAAAATTTCCGGAACCATCAACCAGTTCCCAAAGTGCCACACAAAAAATCGCCACAGAAAACATTAAGATCTATAATTAGTTCATACAAATTTTCGAAGAACCTCAATGGGAGTCAAGTGGATTCATAAAGGTGGTCATTCTCGCCCAGATAAAAGAACCACGAAAAAAGGTGGAAAGAAAAAATGAGAAAAACGCAACCATACTGGAATTTTTGGAGAGTAATTTTCGCTGGTTGGATGATCAGATATCCAAAACAAATGGGAAGAATTTTATTATTCCCCCTCGGGATTTTGATTGTAGTGATATATAATGCGTTGGTAAAATAAGATTTACCAAAAAAATTCCGAAAATATTTTTTAAAGATCAATGGAAAAAATATATCACATTTATGTAAAGGATACTTGTCTGTTTCACTCCCTGAAAGAAGAAGAATTTGAAAAGACTTGGAAAAATTTGAAGAATATGATGAGTTTAATGAAAACTGATTGTAATGATAAAGATTTATCTTATGAAGAATTAATTATGAATAGAGAAGTAATTTTAAATTCTTCTCATTGACAAAAACATATATACACTGTAAAATTTGATCTGAAGGTTAATTAAAACTTTATGGCAAAAGGATTTACTGTAAAAGCATCTACACCAAAACCCAAAGAAGATTGGGATATTGATGCAATTAAAAAAAGAATGCGTGGAAAGAGTATTGTATTCTGTCTACCAGGTAGAGGATGCTCTTTTATTTTTCTGAAGAATTTTGTACAACTGTGCTTTGATATGGTACAGAATAGTATGAGTATTCAGATTTCTCAAGACTATAGTTCTATGGTAAACTTTGCACGTTGTAAGTGTCTTGGTGCAAATGTTCTTCGTGGTCCGAAACAAATTCCTTGGGACGGTAAACTGCAATATGATTATCAACTGTGGATTGACTCGGATATTGTCTTTGATACAACCAAGTTTTGGCAACTTTGTGATTTAGCTCTTTCTGAAGATGGAAGTGAGCGTGAAATTGTCGCTGGTTGGTATGCAACTGAAGATGGTCACACAACATCTGTCGCACACTGGTTAGAAGAAGATGACTTCCGAAAGAATGGTGGAGTCATGAATCATGAAACCGTTGAGTCCATTTCAAAGCGTAGAAAGCCTTTCACAGTTGATTACACTGGTTTTGGTTGGGTACTGATTAAGAACGGTGTCTTTGAGAATCTTGAGTATCCTTGGTTTGCTCCGAAGATGCAAGTCTTTGAATCTGGTAATGTTCAGGATATGTGTGGTGAGGATGTTTCATTCTGTCTTGATGCTAAAGAGGCAGGCTTTGAGATCTGGTGTGATCCTCGTATTCGTGTCGGACACGAAAAGACTCGTATTATTTGATGAACTACAACGTACTTTATAAAGGGCGTAAAATCCATATGAATCTCACTGCAGAAGAATGTAGTGAGATTCTTCAAGACTTCTCCGAACGTTTTTTCTCGGGTGAAGACATCGATCCAAATTTAATTGAACTGGAGGAAATTTATGGCTAAAGGACAGAATAAGGTTATATTTGAACCCGGGGCACCTAAGAAAACTCGTCAAGGGCGTTCTCCCCGGACTCTTCTCTCAGCAACGTCTCGTAATGGACGTAAAAAAAAGTATCGCGGACAGGGCAAAAGATGAACCGTGAAGAAGTTAAAAAATTAATTTATAAACAACAAACTAAACTTGCACCAAGTTTAATACCTGGTGCAGGAGTAGGAGTTTTTGCAATTGTTGAAATACCAAAAGACACTTTGATAAAAGGTGCATCTTCATTTACAAAATATGCAAATTTAAAAAGTGATAGTGGACTTGGACCTACTGATGATATACATCTTTTTCAATGGGATGAATTTAATGATTTAGATGATAGAATTAAAAATTACTTAGTCAGTATGACAGACTCATTTGGTAATAATTTTTGGATCGATGCTCCTCCTTTTATGTTTTATCAAACATATTATATCAATCATTCTAACACACCAAATTGTTTTTGGGATCGTAGAACTAGTAATGTGTACACTCAGATTAATATTGAAGTTGGCCAAGAATTGACTATGTATTATATGCCAGAAGAAAGAGAATGGGAGTCATAAATGAGTCAATTAATTGTTAATTTACCTTCAAGAAAAGTATG